CTGAGGGTCTGGGAGACCAGATTCAGGTATGTTGTGTGTGTGCGATCGAGTAAAGGGAGAGGCTGCCGGGACTACTCTGTAGGAGGTTTCACCCCATGAGAGATCAAGTACACCTTCGCCAAGCACAGACTTGTCTGTTGCTTACCCAAGCACTGAAGGATGGTCAGATTGACTATCCTCAGTACGTGACCGCTGTGAGTTTGGTGAACTCACAGGCTGTTGTCCAGCCCGGAACCCAACCGGTCACACCTGGTTTCGGTATGAACGTGGTTCCTCAACCACAGTTCCATTCCTGGAATCAGTCCCCAAACGGGGTCCAGCACTAAAGTCAGCAATATACAGTTCTGACTGGGATGGTAGGACTGTGCGCTCTCGCACATCCCTCCGTCCTCTGAGGAGAACGGAAAGGAGGACGAGCCTGATGAGTTTAACCATCAGCGCCCAGTCTATCCAACGCCGAGCCAGATCTGTACAGTTGCCCCAACATGTAGTCGACCATGTTGTTGCCCTCTTCCTCAAGTGGCAGAGCCACTCAGGGGAAGAATGGACTGTAGAACGATTGAAGTCTATCAAGGCTGATATCGTTCAATACGTGGCTACAGGGACAAACCCCTCAACCCCATGGATCAGAAGATCCCGGAGTGGGGGGTGGTCGGGTGTGTGGAAAGAGCTGGCCTTGCTAGCTCGATCCTCACCTAAGATGTTGAGACGGGTACTGACCCTAATGAACATCTACACGTGCCTCGTGGCAGCCCAGGTGACTAGGAAACAGTATCGGAAGTTTTTCAATTCCGTACGTTCCCAAAGGGCACCTGTACCCCGAAAGTATCACGACATTTTAGTACGTGCCGTGAAAGAGCACCGCATTGATCACTTGTCGTGGCCCCAGCCTGTCTTGGCTGCGGCCCCAATGAGGACCAACCATGAGCGTCGCTTGTTGAATGAAATTCATGACTTCATCAACACCGATGTCGGAATGGACGTCGTGTCTGATCACCCAATGGTTGCAATGAAGCCCCTACTTGGATTGTTCTCTTCCTCAGCATATACGAGGAGAGATCCAACGGTAGGAGAGATCCAAGTGACCCAAGAACCTGGATACAAAGCCAGATTCTTTGCGTCCCCACACGTGTGGGTGCAGAGATGCCTGGACCCCCTCAAGAGAGGGTTGTTAAAAGTTGTAGAACAGGTGCCTTGGGATGGAACATTCGACCAGAGGAAGGCAGATACCTTGATCTCTGCGGCATTGGAGGAGGGTAGAACAGTTCACTGTTTCGACCTCTCCGATGCTACTAATGTGTTCCCACTAGAGCTTCAAATCACACTTCTCAACGCAATGGTTCGTGATAAACACGAGTACGTTACGTTCTTCACCGATATTTGTCGGTTGGGGTGGAAGTATGAAGATGAAGTAGTCTATTGGGAACGAGGACAAGCCCTTGGGCTTGGCCCCTCCTTCCCCCTCTTTACCCTTACCCACGGTTTTCTCCTGTTCGCCCTTAACGGGTTCACATGGGACGGTGATTTTTATGTCCTAGGAGATGACGTGGTGATCCTTTCGGACCGTTTGGCTAAAGAGTATGCGAAGATGTTAGATGAGGTTGACTTACCTTATTCCCCTACGAAGACAACAAGATCGTCTCGTTTGGCTGAGTTTGCAGGATACCTGTTTACTCAGAGAGGTAAGTTCCAAATCCCGAAATGGAAGCAATTCCGCCAGGACAACATCTTGGATCTGGTTAGGACGTGGGGTCCAGAAGGTATAACCTTCTTACACCCTAGCGACCAGCCTTTTGTCCGTTGGTTGGCATCTTTACCCGAGCCTGTTGGCTTTGGGTGGAACCCCGACGGATTATCCCTTGATGTTCGTACGGAGGGCATCGAACAACTCCTATGGAATGAGAAACATCCTGTAGGATCGTTGTGGGTGGACCCGTACTCGGTGGTGGCAGCCCGATTTGCGTGGGCGTCACCCATGGTCAAGGTGAAATTGACCCATTTCGCCACCTTCGCGGCGAAGATATTAGCAGACCTCGATCAGAGAGTTGCTAACACCGTTAAGGCTCATCTGCCTAGTTATCTTCACCCTATGGCGAAGATGCTAGGAGAGAACCTTCTCTCACTTGGAGTGTCGGATCTTCCGATGGTCCAACCTGAGAGGTTTGTGTGGAGGGAAAAGCTCCCCCCTTTACACAAGGTCAAGGCGGCTCTGTGGCCCTACTATGAGTCACATCGGGCGATCTACCGG